ACATGATTGAAAGAAGGAGTAGGCTCTAAGGAAACTTAGGGTCTGCTCTTTTAATTTTGTGTCAGACATTATGGAAGACGCGGCGGAACAAAACAAATAACTGAAAAGGATGTGCTCTAAGTGAACACAAATGAAATGAGAGTATACGATGGAAAAGTCTATGGAGAAAAAGTATCAGATTACGGATTAGAGAATGGATATTTGGATTATCTAACTCTATCCAGAATTGTAGGAGACTGTATTCTAAACAATACTCTTATGGAAGAAACTCAAGAAGATTACTGGGAACTTGTCAATGGCGAAATCTATGATGAGGAGATCTACCAGAATTATGTTATCTCTTATTACGGTTATCAGTTTCTATCAGAGCATACTGATGAGATCGTGTTCTATAATGAGAGACTTGATATTTATGTCTGGGGAATTACGCATTTTGGAACAGCCTGGGACTATGTTTTAACAGATGTAAAAATCGTTGAGCAAAGTGAAACTGAATGACTGATGTTAAAAGTATTGAGCAAAGTGAAACTGAATGACTGATATTAAAAGTATTGAGTAAAGCGAAACTGAATAACTGATGTTAAACTCGGTGAGTGAAAGGAGAAAATCGATGGGAAAAAGTTTAGTGTATCGGCCCGATGTAGTTACATCAAAGTATGAGCCGAAGAAAGATTGTTTTGCGTATCATACCACGGAATGTACAGCTCTTACTTCTCTCTATTGTAAAGAGAATCCGAACTGTCATTTCTATAAGAAGAAAGGAGATAAATCCGATGGCAGCGACTGATAGACTTCACGGACTTCCAATATGTGAAAGAGGTTATGTATTGGAGAGCTTGAATCTTAAGAAAGTTAGATGTACTGAATTTATGGTGTGGCATGGGAAACATAAGCCGTATTGTTGTGATTTCCCACCTGAGTTATTAAAAAGATAAAGGAGCTAAGATATGGAAAAAGAAATACAAGATACTATTTTAGTAGGTGTGGATTTTACTGTTAATGGTGATTTGAGTGTAATGGTTGTGGGAAGAAAGAGGCCGAATCAATCAGTTGAGATCATCAATGCGTTGCAGGGTAAAGAAGCTGAGGATTTATATTCTAAACTGGTCACTCCGGTGAAGAAGGTGTAACATGCAGGTATTTCCGGAAGATTGGGATTTAAAGACAAAGATCGAATTCCTGCAGCGAAAAGTAATCCTCAACTCCATTGCCTATTACGAACACAACACTAACTTTATATCTGATCACGAATTTGATGAGCTATCGAGGCAATTAGTACAATTATGTGCTGAGTACGGAGATATTAGTGACACTCAGTATGGATATGTTATGTACGACTTTGATGGCTCTACTGGATTCGATTTGGTATATCGTCTTAACGAGCATGATAGAAGATATTTGTCCAATATGGTCTGTCATCATTTGAGAGGGTGGTGAGTGGATGAGTAAAATTATACACGACTACGACACCACCTCTTTCTTACGAGACTATCAGTTAGATGCAGTAAAACGAATGCGAACTGGGTGCATATTAAATGGCGGGGTTGGATCGGGTAAATCTCGAACAAGCATATTTTACTACTTTAAAGAGAATGGAGGATGGTTAGATCGAGATAAGGTTATTCCTATGAAGAATCCGAAAGATCTCGTTATCATAACGACGGCTCAGAAGCGAAACCTAAATGAGTGGGTCGAGGAATTGGTGCCATTCTTATTATATCCCGATAAAGAAACGAGAAAGACGCATTATGGTAATAAAATATTTATTGATTCCTGGAACAATATTAAAAAGTACGATGACATTCGAGATGCGTTCTTTATATTTGATGAAGACAGAGTAACAGGATCTGGTGCCTGGGTTAAGAGTTTCCTCAAGATAGCGAAATATAATGATTGGATCATATTATCAGCTTCCCCCGGCGACGCTTGGTCCGATTACGAAGCAGTGTTTATAGCAAATGGGTTCTTCCGAAACAAAACAGAATTTCGTAATGAGCATTTCGTATATTCTAGGTTTGCGAAGTTCCCGCAAGTTATAGCATATCGAAATGAAACCAGATTGATTCGTCTTAGAGATAGTATCTTAGTTGATATGGATTTTGATAGGAAGACTGTACCGCATCATGAAAACATTGATTGCACATATGACAAGATGAAATATCGAGATGCTATGAGGAATCGCTGGGATCCGTATAAGAATGAACCGATTCAGCAGGCCGCTGGATTATGCTATGTTTTGAGACGAATTGTGAATGAGGATGATTCCAGACAAGTTGCATTACTAGAGTTGATGGAGAAGCATCCGAAAGCTATTATATTCTACAACTTCGATTATGAGTTGGAGATATTGAAGAACTTAGCTTATCCAGATGGTACTAAGATTGCGGAATATAACGGTCATGCTCATCAGCCATTACCGACAGGGGATAAGTGGGTATATTTGGTCAACTATACTGCTGGTAACGCAGGTTGGAATTGTATCAAGACTGACACAATTATATTCTACAGTCAGAACTATTCATATAAGGTAATGCTACAGTCTGCTGGGCGAATTGATAGACTTAACACACCATATACCGATTTATATTATTATCATCTAAAATCACGCTCAGGAATTGACTTGGCGATTAGTAAAGCATTAGTGCAAAAGAAAAAATTTAATGAAAATCGGTGGTGCAAATGGTAAGAAAGGATTGTAATGGAAGAAAGAAAATATACAGTTTATAAACATTCTAGTCCAGAAGGAAAAGTATATGTAGGTTGCACTAGCACTAGTCCTGAACGTCGATGGGGTGCAAATGGATGCGGATATAAATTCAATAATACCATGTATGACGATATACAGAAATTCGGATGGGATAACTTTGATCATGATATTTTAGCATCGGATATATGCGAAAATGAAGCTTATGAGTTAGAGCGGCAATATATTTCTGAATATAATTCTACGGATCCCGCCCACGGTTATAACATATCAACTGGAGGTAAAGGTGCTTGTGGAGTTCCGTTAGGTGAAGAACAAAAAGCAAAATTGATAGAAGCTATATCAGGAGAAAATCATTATCTATACGGAAAACATTTACCAGAAAAGACACGACAAAAACTCAGCGAAGCACATAAAGGCGAACGAAATCCAAATTACGGTAAACCGAGATCGGAAGAAACTCGTAGAAAAATATCAAAAGGTAATTCGAAAAAGATAAGGTGTGTTGAAACTGGTGAAATCTACGATTCAATAACAATAGCATCGATGAATAAAGGCCTATCATCTAGTTCTTGTATTTCGTCAGCTCTGACAGGTAGATATGAAACTTCTGGAGGATATCATTGGGAATATGTAGATTAGTGTTAAAATATTATTTTTGAAAAGATATTCACAGGATGGGATAAATAATTCGCGAAATTTACATGCAGTATTATGAAAGGAATAGAGAGCGGTGAATTAACACTTTAGAAGATCAGGAGACTGGAAGATATGGTGACGTATCGGACAACGACGAGATCGCTATTTCTTTTTTCGAAGGAGAGGAGTTCTTAATAAGGACTCTTCTCTTTTATTTTTGTGTCAGACAATTTCGCGAAATTTACAAGTTCTATTATGAGAGAAATAGGTCCAACGGTGGGAGCTAGGTAAAACTAGGGGGACAGGTTCGATTCCTGTACTATTTCTCTTTTATTTTTGTGTCAGACAATTTTGACAAATCGAAAGGAGCTAACGAAAAATAATGAAGGAACAAATCTATGTTTTAGCTGTGTACCTAATGGTGATGGAGGTATTCGAGGATCTGGATGCGATCTATGAGGATGCTCTGATTCATCTTGTAGGAGTTAGAGGTGTTGAAGCACTGAAAGAAAACAAGCTGCTGGAGTCTTGTGGAGTTGTTAATGGACGTCAGCTGTATGCATTATGTGACAAATTCGGAAGGAGCGAAGAATGATATTTTGGGTATTACTCTATCTAATCATGGGTTGGATGGTTTGTATGGCTTTCCATAAAAGGTCACCAGTTATATTTCTACTGTGGCCTGTTTTTGTTGTGACAATTGCCTTCTTCATCGTGTTAAGTAAACAAAAATCTACTAAAAGGGATTGATATTTGATGAAAAGCTCCAAAATGCTAGAGATGATTCAGAAAGGTCGTATAGAGGAGTTAAAAGCAGTTTTAGCAGATGATATTTACAAGGAAAGTCTGAAAGATCGAACAAACGCTAAGAAACGTTATGCTGCTATGAAGAGATATTTCAGCTATACATCAAGCGCTAGGGAAGTATTACAGAAACCTTGTCCGATAGAATTCGAAAGGAAACAATATACTTCTTTTACGAATTCTTGGTCTTTAGCTTTAACGACTGAACCAACAGGTGAGATTGATATTTTCGATACAACTAACGGAAACTATCCAGATGTATGTCGGTTAGTGAATTTCGACGGTATTAAGAAGAAAATCGATTTCATCAAAGTAAAAGCAGAGGCTAAGAGTAAAGGGTATAAGCTAACCAAGAAGGAAGTAGGAGCAGGGTTTACTTATCTTATGCTGTACGATGGAACATATTATAAGGTAGGTTTGATTGATATTACTTTCGGTATTATCGACGACGGTAAACCTGCATTGACTTATCATCCAGCTGGAGAAAAGAAACCTCTTACGATTAAAAATGATATTGGTATATGTATGATTATGCCAGTATTTATGCATGATGGAGCACCAGACGAGAGTCATATTGTTATTGAAGTAAAATGAGATAACCCCGAATGCATATGAGGGTGTATTGAAGTGAAGTAAGTTCATCGGAGGAGCCTTAATAATGTAGGGTTCCTCTTTATATTTGCTTAAGAAAGGAGAAAGAAAAATGAAGAAAAAAGTAATGATAGCAATAATGTTAGTAGCAACAGTAGTAGGTTTGACAGCTTGTAATCAGCAGATCTTCGACACGACCTATACATATGATCGTGCAATTATCTCTCTTCCAAATGGTGAGATCGTTGAAGGTAAAGTTACGAGTTGGACAGATTTTGAAGACGGCGATCAGATTCAAGTTAAGATCGACGGTAAAACATATTTAGTACATAGTGTCAACATTGTTCTTATTTCAGAGTAAAGGAGCAAGAAATGCCCAGAGTAAACATGAAAGTAGCAGATTTAAAGGAAATTATTAAAGATCTTCCGGATGATATGGATGTGATTATTCCTGTAATTAGTTCTGAAGATGCGAACTGGATTGACGCTTTCAGACATGTTCGAACCGCTGGTATCTTATCTAATATAAACGAAGAAAACTCTGCATTATGTCTGAATACAGCGGCAGATGGTTTGGATATAAAAAGTCAAATTAATAAGAATGGGTTTGAAATAACAACGTGTGATCGTGTTCTGTTCTAGAAAGGAGAAAAGAAATGTCAGAAGAAGTAAATGAGAATTACGAGAGATATTTGGAAAGGTACTGTACGATGTACGGCTATTCCAGAGAAGAAGCTGAGAAACATCAGCTGGTTAAGGATGTGAAAGAATATTATGAGAAAGGAAGGGTTTAGTTATGAAGGACTGGTGGTTAGAAGATGGATTGGATGAGAAATGTAAGAAAAATATTGATCGCGAAAAAATGTTTATTCGTAATTTCAGAGAGGATGACTACTACTGGGACATTGGGAGTGCTACAGCGCTTCGGATTGCATCCGAAATAGGGACTCCGGTTTCTGTTGGTGATATACTGCATGGAATAAGAATCGGACGGATTCGCTTTGATCCATTAAAAGATAATCTTTTCTTATTAAGAAGAAAAGAAGAAGGCCTAACCTATACTGATATGCTTAAGAGACAATGGTATTTACCTGGTTTCTTGGTAGAAATGGAGGATGAAATTATGAAGAAACAAACAACACCTTACAATCTGTTCTATAAACCCAGAACACCGAAGCAACTGGCTATGGATCGAATCCAGAAT